TCCGGAACGCCACCGCGGCCGGCCGCTTCATGATCGGGACGATCGAGACCGCGCGCCTCGCGGCCGACACCTACGCCGACGTGATCCTCGACAAGGTCGCCGTCACCGTGATCTAGTCCGGCCGCCCGGCCGGCTCCTCCCATGTCCTGGCGACACCTCGCTTCAGACGTCCAGGACACGTGCCTCGACGAGTTCGCGGAGCGCGACGAGGCGAGCCTCTACACGACGCAGGTCGACCCGGGCACGGGTCCGGTCGACGTGCGGGCGATCTTCCTCGACCCCTGGCTCGAGGTCGTGTCGGATCTCAACGTGTCCGCCTCGACGCGGGAGATCAGAGCCGACGTCGCGATCTCGGAGCTCCCGAGCTACCCACCCGCGAAGGCCTGGCGGTTCCTGATCAGACGCCCGCTCGAGGGCGACCCGCTCGACTCGACGAGCGGTGTGACGAGCTTCGAGATCGTCGACCACGAGCCGGACGGCGAGGGGCTGGTACGCCTCCGCCTGCGCCGGCCGCGCGCGCCCGCCTCGCCGTGACGCTCCAGCGCAAGGCAATCCGAAAAGCGATCGTGCAGGGCCTCATGGGGCGCACGTTCGCAGGAACGAACGTCGGGGACGGCGCGCCCGAGAACTTCAGGCCCTCGGTCGAGGGGCCCGCCGCGCTCTACGTGCACGCGCTATCGGACGTCGCGACGACCTCCGGGCGCGCCGACTCCGGGCGGATCTACTCCCGCGACCTCGAGCTCGCCGTCGCGGTCTGGATCGAGGAGGAAACGACCGGCCAGCGGCGCGAGGACCTCATGGACGACCTCTGCGGCCAGGTCGAGATCCTGGTCGAGGCCATGCTCCCGAACCTTCCGCACGTGCGCGTCGAGACCGCGGAGGACTCCGAGGAGGTCGGCGGGAACCCCTCGAAGAGCGGGCTCGAGCGGGTCGAGATCGGCTTCGACAACCAGGGCCGGGCGCTGCTCGCCTCCGCGCGGGTGGTCTTCCTCGTCACCTACGAGACCCAGGTCGACCCCTCGACGGTGGCCGAGATCGTGCCTCTCGACGGGGCGACCGTGCGATGGGATTTCCCCTTCCCCGATGGCGTGATCGAAGCGCGGGATGAAATAGCGACCGGCGGGGGGTAGGGTCGAGCGCCATGGAACGAGTGCACGTGACCCCGGCCTCGCGCGATCTGAAGGTTCCGCAACCGGAGCGCGGCGGGGTCTTCCTGCCGCCGGAAGGCGCCGAGGTTCCGCCCTCGTCCTACTGGCGCCGGCGCATCGCCGAGGGTTCCGTGCGCACGCGCGCGGTCCGCGCCGACGAGGAAACTCCCCGCGCGCGCACGCGAGCGCTGCCCCAAGAGAGACCCGAGACGCCCCGAGAGGTCTAGCCCATGGTCGTGAACTTCCAGGACGTACCCACCACGGCCCGGGTCCCGTTCGTGTTCGTCGAGATCGATCCCTCGCTCGCCGGCATCGGGCCAGCGATCCAGGAGTACCGCGCGCTCGTCGTCGGGCAGCGCCTGACGGCGGGCCTCATCCCCGAGAACACGCTACTTCAGGCGACGAGCGCCGACCAGGTGGGCGAGGCCTTCGGGCGCGGTTCGATCGTGCACAACATGGCGCAGGCGTTCTTCGCCGCGAACCGCGTCACCGAGGCGTGGTTCATCGGCGTCGACGACGGCGTCGGCTCCGTGGCCGCGACCTACACCGTGACCGTGACGGGCACGGCGACCGAGAACGGCTCGATCTTCCTCTACATCGCCGGCCGCCGGATGGTGGTCCCCGTGATCTCGGGCGACGTGCAGAACGCGATCGCGACGAACATCTCGGCCGCGATCGCCGCGAGCGCCTTCGCTTCGGAGCTGCCCGTCACCGCGGCCGCGGTCGCGAACGTCGTCACCCTGACCGCGAGGAACAAGGGCACGCAGGGCAACGCGATCGACGTCCGGTTGAACCACAACCTCGGCGAGGAGACGCCGTCGGGCTTCACGGTCGTCATCGTCTCCGCCGTCGTGGGCGCGACCGATCCCTCGTTCGCGAACGCAATCGCGGCGATGGGGGACCTGCAGTTCCACACCATCGCCGTGGGCCTCACGGACACGACCACGATCGGCCTCTGGAACTCCGAACTCGCCGACCGCTTCGGCCCGATCGAGCAGAAGGACGGGCACGCCTTCTTCGCGAACGACGACACGCACTCGAATCTGGTCTCCTTCGGGGCCAGCCTGAACGGCCGCCACACCACGGTCCTCGGCTTCAAGAACTACCTCTCCTCGCCGTGGGAGGTCGCCGCGAGCGTGACGGGCCTCGCCGCGAAGTTCGCGCAGGCTGATCCGGCGCGCCCGTTCCAGACGCTAGAGCTCGTCGGGATCCTCGGGAACGACCCGGGCGACCGGTTCACCTTCACCGAGCGCGACCTGCTCCTGAAGAACGGCATCGCGACAGTGATCACGGACGAGCTCGGAGTCGTGCGCGTCGAGCGCCTGATCACCTCGAACCGCGTCAACGAGCAGGGCGTCGTCTCGACCGCCTTCCTCGACTTCAACACGCTCGCGACGCTCTCCTTCCTGCGCTTCGATTTTCGGCGGCAGTTCCTCAACACGTTTCCGCGCTTCAAGCTCGCGAGCGATGGCACGAAGTTCGGCGCCGGCCAGGCGGTCGTCACGCCGAGTGTCGTGCGCGCGTGGGCGCTCGGGGTCTTCCGGCAGTGGGAGGAGCGCGCGCTCGTCGAGGGCTTCGAGCAGTTCGAGCAGGACCTGATCGTCGAGCGCAGCGTCACCGATCGGAACCGGATCGACATCCTCCTCCCGCCCGACCTCGTGAACCAGCTCCTGATCGCTGGCGTGTCCCTCCGGTTCCTGCAGTAGGAGATCCACCATGGGCAGAGTCGGCGGACTGATCTCGATCGCAGTGAACGGCACGCGCCTCGACGCTGTCGGTTCCTTCGACTGGAACGACGGCACGGCCATCAAGACGGGCATGGTCGGGCACGACCGCGTGCACGGGTTCCAGGAGCTCCCCGCGATCCCCTTCATCGAGGGCGAGATCCGGGTCACCCCTGGGCTCGACCTCCGCGCGATCAAGAACACGCGCGACGCGACGGTCACGCTCGAGCTTCCCTCAGGCCACGTGATCGTGCTCCGCAACGCCTGGTTCGCGGGCGAGGGCACGGCCTCGACCGAGGAAGGCAACATGGGGGCCCGCTTCGAGGGGCTCTCCTGCGACATCTCGAACCCCGCCGCGGCCTGATCGGCGCGTTCCCATGGCGCGGAAAGTGGTCTTCATAGCGCGGTGTTCGCCGTGCGGCTGGAAGCGTGTCGGGGATCCGGACGAGGTCGTCCTCGAGGCGGTCGAGCACCTGGCCTTCAGGGTCTACCCGCCACCGGATGGGAGCTCCGGCTTCGATCCCCTGGCCCTGATCGTGAGCCCGCACCATCGCGTCGAGATCGGGATCCTGACGCCGGCGCGCGGCGGGGTGCCCGCGGCGGTCAAGGCGTCGGACGAAGCGGCCGCGCGCGCGCGCGGCAAGGGCTAGGGGGGGGGAACGAGCTTGGTGGAGAAGGCTCCGCAGGGCCTTGCCGTCTACGTATCCGCGTCGAGCGGATCGGACGGGAACGACGGCCGGACCCCAAGCACGCCGAAGCGCACGATCGCGGCCGGCGCCGCCATGCTGCGCCACGGCGCGCCGGACTGGCTCCTCCTGAAGCGCGGGGACATCTTCCGCGGCGAGACGCTCGGCCAGTGGAAGAAGTCGGGCAGCTCGAGCACGGACCGAATGGTCCTCTCGAGCTACGGAGTGGGCGAGCGGCCTATCGTCGACACGGGGCGGAGCGGGGCCATGTGGACGAACGGGGGCGGTGGATCGCCCGAGACGATCGACTACCTCGCCCTGATCGGGATCGACTTCATCCCGGGGGCCTATGACGGCCGCGGCGAGTGCGTGGGGCTGCAATTCCTGCAGCCGGGCTCGCATCTCCTGATCGATGACTGCGGACTTCGCGGCTACTCGACAAACCTCGTTCTGCAGGGTTGGGGCGGCCGACTCCGGAACGTGCGGATCCGGCGCTGTCTAGTGGCCGACGCGGCCACGGTGCACGAGGCCGGCGGTGGGCATCCCCAGGGGCTCTACGCCTGGGGCGTGGACGGGCTCTCGATCCGCGACTGCGTCTTCACGCACAACGGCTGGAGTCGCTTCCTCCCGGACACTGGCGGCGCGGACATCTTCTCGCACAACCTCTACATCGACAACGGTTGCACGGAGGTCCAGGTCGTCGGGAACCTGATCGCCGACGCGAGTTCGCACGGTCTCCAGCTCCGGTGTGGTGGGCTCGTCGAGGGGAACCTCTTCCTCCGGAACCCGATCCACTGCCTCGTGGGCGGCGGCAACGCGCCGGAGGCCGAGGGTGTCCCGTGCTTCGTCTCGGAGAACGTGTTCCTCGAGGGACGCGACATCGATGCCGCGACCCCGCGCGGGATCGCGCTATGGGTCTCGAACGTGTCCTCGGGCCTCGTGAACCGGAACCTCGCCGCGCGCTCGCGCGGCGGCAGCGCGCCGCAGATGCTCGTCATCGACGGGAAGCACGTCGGGGACGGCGGAAGCGAGAGCTGGATCCGGGACCTCGTCCTCGACTCGAACGACTGGATCGACTGGGGCGGTTCGGTGCGGGTCGAGGGGACGCGGCTCGAGCGCGTGGTGCTTTCCGGGAACGGACTCCAGAACCTCGGCGGCCCACTCGTCCAGCACGAGCGCGAAGACTCGGCCCGAGCGATCACCTCGACCCTGAATCGCTTTCACAGCCCGGATCCGCCCGCGAGCTGGTTCCTGGTCGGAGACACCCCGCTTTCGCTCACGGCGTGGGCGAGCCTCGTCTCCGATCGAGGTTCTGTGGCGGTGCCGCCGGTCTCGATCCCGGAGGTCGTCTCGAACGTGGACAAGTTCCTCGGGCATGCCGCCGGCCCGCGACGCCTCTTCTGGAACTCCGCCCGGACCGGGATCGCGCGGCGCGTCCTGAAGCCCGCCCGAGGGTGACGGCGGCGCGGGCTCCGAGTAGAGTGCCCTCGCGCGCCACCACTCGAGACGGCGGGGCCTGCAGCCGGCCCCGGAGGACCCGGACCCATGAGCGAACAGAAGACGCCCACGCCCACGATTCAGGAGCTCTTAGGCGAGGGCTGGCTGATCTCGCCCGAGCACCGCGCGCGCACGAGCCAGGTCGTGCGCCTCGAGCACGCGGTCCAGCACGGCGGCCAGACGCTCCAGGAGGTCACGCTCGGGCTCCTGAAGGGCAAGCACGTGCGCGCGGCCCCGAGTTCCTGGGAAACCCACGAGGCGCTCCTGCGCGTCGCTGGGCTCCTCTCCGGGCTTCCGGACTCGGTCCTCGACCAGCTCCAGGGCGGGGACCTCCTCGCCGTGATCGACGCGACGATGAGGCTCCTCTGGCCGATCTTCGAACTGCCCGCGGTCGGTGCGAGCCTCGATGGTGAGGCGCGCCGGCCGTGGCCCGAGATCCCATCCCCCTACACCCTCGAGCTCGCGAAGGTGCTTCGCGTGGGGGTCGAGGCCGTCTCCTCGATCACCTTCCAGCCGATCACGGGAAAGCTCGTGCGCAAGCTCCCGAACCACCTCGAGACGAAGCTGTTGCCGAAGCTCGTCGAGGGCCTGACCGGTCTCCGGCCCGAGCTCTTCGACGAGCTCGAGTGTGAGGACCTGAACCGGGTGCTGGGGGTGGCCCAGTGTTTTTTCGGGGCTACCCGCCCGACTACGCGCGGGCCTGGGTGACCCTCGCGAGCGAGTTCCACTGGACGCCTCAGGTCCTAGAAGAACTCGGGGCCGACGAATTACGCTGGTGGCTCGCCGAGCTCGAAGGGCTCGCCCTCGCGCGCGCGAGGGCGTGGCGCACGCGCCGGCTCTCCTGACCCCATGGCCGCAACCTTCCCGATCAAGGTCCCGATCGTCGCGGTCGACCGCTTCTCGGCGGTCCTCGCGAAGATGGGTGGCGCGACGTCGCGCTGGGGTGCCAGGATCTCGAGGGTCGGGAAGAGCCTGACGCTCGGCCTGACGGTGCCTCTGACGGCCCTCGGGGTCGCGAGCGCGCGGACGGGGATCACGTTCCAGAAGTCGCTGAACCGCGTCGCCGCCGCAACCGGCGCCTCGGCCGAGGAGATGGCGGCGCTGCGCGCGCAAGCGGACTCGCTCGCCGGCCCGACGCACACGCTCCTCGGTGCGGCCGAGGCGATGGAGCTCCTCGCGGCGAAGGGCGAGGACGTCCTCTCGATCCAGCAGCAGACGCCGTCCGTCCTGAAGCTCGCGACGATCGCCGGAGTGGATCTCGCCGAGGCGGTCGAGATGACGACCGACTCGCTCGAGGTCTACGGCCTGCAGGCGGACTCCGCCGCCTCGATGACGGATCTCCTCGCGGCCGCGTCACAGCGCACGAACCTCGGGAACCTGCTCGAGGCCCTCGCCGTCGCCGGCCCCCGCGCGCGCGCGACCGGGCAGGACCTCCGCGAGCTAGTCTCGATGCTCGACATCCTCGCGGACGAAGGCTTCGAGGGCGCGAAGGGCGGCTCGGCCGTCGCCTCGATGCTGACGGCGCTGGTGAAGCCAGGACGCCTCGCGCGCAAGGAACTCGACCAGCTGCACATCAAGCGCAGCGATCTCCAGAACGCGGACGGCACGGTCAAGAGTCTTGCCGACGTGCTGGACCTCCTCGCAGCGCGCGGCGCCAATGCGACCCAGGTCCTGCGGATCTTCGGCGAGGGCGGAGACGCGGCGGCTGCGATCATCGAGAAGAAGCTCTCGACCGCGATGCGCGCGGGAGCGCTCTCCCTCAAGGACGTGGACGGCCGTGCGCAGCAGGTGGTCGACACCCTGACGAGCGGCGGAGTCGACTCGGCCACGCGCTTCGCCGACGCGTGGGATCGTGTCGGGGTCTCGCTCGCCGAGAGCGGCCTGCTCGCGGCGCTCGCCGATGCCGTGAAGGTCGTCGGGAGCCTCGCGAAGAAGTTCCAGGCCCTCGACCCGGAGACGAAGGAGTTCCTGGTCAAGGCGGGCGCGATCGCGGCGCTCGTCGGGCCAGCGGTCGTGACGCTCGGTAGCATGGTGACGATCGTCGGCGCGCTCGGGACCGTGTTCACCGTGGTCGTCCCGGCCATATGGGCGGGGGTCACCGCGCTCGGGGCCGCCGCGGTCTCGGTCGCGCCGCTCGTGGTCGCCTTCGCCGGCATCCTGAAGATCCTGTCCGACGCGAACGACCTCGCGAACACCCTGATGGGGCGCGTGGACCCCGCCGCCGGAGGCCCGATCGGCGATCGCCCCGCCATGGACGCCTCGGCCTTCGGGAGCGCCGGCACCACGGGGGCGGAGATCGGCGCCGCCCGCCTCGAGCGGATCTCCGCCGCCGGCGCCGAGACCGCCCGCGCGGACGTGGGTGGGAGGATCAATGTCGATTTCCGGAACGTCCCGAAGGGGACGAAGGTCGAGGCCGAGTCGAGCGGCGACGTGGCGCTTGACGTGACCGCCGGCTTCAACCTCGCGGGGGCCCTGTGACCGACTGGAAGGATCGACTCCGCCCGGCGATCTTCCGCGGTGTCCCCTTCGGGGTCGAGACCTACTCGCACACCGGCGGGCGGCGCGTCGGGGTGCACGAGTACCCCCTGCGGGATACACCCTTCGTCGAGGAGATGGGGCGCGTTGCGCGCACCTACTCGATCGAGGCCTTCCTCGTCGGGGACGACTTCGCCGAGCGGCGCGACCGGCTGGTCGAGCGCCTCGAGGGTGCCTCGGCCGGGTTCCCGAGGAAGCCAGGGGGCACCCTGATCCATCCGACCCTCGGCCAGGTCGAGGTCCTCTGCACCCGCTTCGAGGTCCAGGAGTCGACACGCGAGGGCCGCATGGCCAGGATCGCGATCGAGTTCGTGGAGGCTGGCCGGGAGATCCAGCCCTTCGGGGCGGTGGATCCCGTGGGCTCTGCCGACCAGGCGGCCGCGGCCTCCGGCGCCGCGGCCGGGGCGGGGTACGAGGGCGCGGTCCAGACGACCGGCGTCGTGCAGGAGGCCTTCAACGCGATCGAGGAGGTGCTGCGCACGGCCGACGACCGCCTGCGGCGGCTCGACGTCTTCTCTGGCAACGCCCGCGACGTCCTCGCGCTGCAGGACTCCCTCACAGTGCTGATCACGACGGCGAGCGAGCTCGTGACGGCGCCGGCCGACCTGTTAGGGACGGCTACGGATGCCCTCGACGCGGTCCTCGGAGCCGCCTCCTCGGCCTCCGGGGCGCTCGAGGCCTATCGGGTCCTCTTCGACCTCGAGGGCATAGATGCGCCCGGGGACGGCCCCCAGGCCGTCGCCATCCGCGCCAACGGGACGGCGGCCGCGAACCTCTTCCGGGCGCTCGCCCTCGGCGGCGCGGTCCGGGCGGCCGCGCGCGTCGCCTGGCCGACGCTCGAGGACGCGCTCGCGACGCGGGAGGAGCTCGAGGCGCTGCTCGACGAGCTCGCGAGCGGGACGGACGACGACCTGAACCGGGAGCTCGCGGCCCTCCGGGAAGCCCTGGTGAACGCCGTCCCGCCGGCGGACCAGACCCTGCCGGAGATAGTCACATTCACCCCGCCCCAGTCCATGCCGGCGCTCGTGATCGCGCACCGGCTCTACCAGGACCCATCTCGGGACCAGGAGATCGTGGACCGGAACCACGTCCCGAACCCCCTGCGGGTCACGGGCGGCGCGCCGCTCTCGGTCCTCTCGAGGTAGGGGCTCATGGCCGACCGCCCCCAGGAGATCCGCGGCGACGAGCTCGAGCTCCTGGTCGAGGGCAAGGCCTTCTCGGGCTGGGAAGAGATGACGGTCGCGCGCGCGCTGGATGCCGTCTCGGCGCAGTTCTCGCTCGTGGTCTCCGATCGGAACCCCTTTCCGATCCGCCCCGGGGCATCCTGCACCGTCAAGGTCGCCGGCACCGTGCTCGTCACCGGCCGGGTGGACGGGCTCGAGTTCACCGGTGGGCCGAAGGGGCGGTCCCTCACGGTCGCAGGCCGCGACCTGACGGCGGACCTCGTGGACTGCTCCGAGCTGTCTGACCCAGGTGAGTGGAGCGACGTCGGCCTGCTCGAGCTCGCG